CGACACCCTTGCGACACCCTTGCGACACCCTTGCGACACCCTTGCGACCCCCTAAAGGTCGCATTTCTGTGCCTTATTGTTGCCACATTGTTGCCACAATCTGCCTTAATTGTTACTAAAAAACTTCCTTAGTAAGCCTAGTCGTTCGCTCGCGGTGGCTGCTCGGGCTAGATACTTATCTATTTCCCCGGTGATGTCTGTATGATTTACCATGACAGCATTACTTCCTGCATTAGCCATAAGCATATCTATTTTTAATAGTGCGTCTTCCATCTGTGAAGTATATCGTTGCACTAGTGTCTTATAGATTCTTTCCTTCATTTTTTCCCCTCCTTTTCAAATGTCCAGTGGACACCTGCGGTCTCGTGAATGATCAGATTAAGTTCACCATCATCTACGCCGCCGGGTTCGCAATCCTTATAGTCTACATGATCACCTCGCCTACCTTCTTTGGTGCCCTCATTCAGATACATTCTTACTTTTACGTTATCCTCTAATGAAAAACCTTCTTCTTCATAGTTAATTAGATAATGTAGTAGATCTTTAACTTTCATTTTTTCTCCTCCTTCCTTTCTTATGTTTCTGTTCTTTCTTTCTATATTATTTGCTTTGTCATCTATTAATTTTTCTATTGTTTGTGGGATTGATAGTCTTTCACCTTTAACTACAATGTTCGAAAGGTTTTGAAGTCTAGAATAAGATTTATTCCGAAGGCTAATTGTTCTATAGTTATATTTATCTGTCATTTTTTCCCCTCCTTTTCAAATTCTGCTAATAACTTATGTGTATCTATCTGTGCTTCTTCTTTATAATCCTTTTTTAGGTCATAATAGCTGTCCAATCTTTTCAAAAACTCATGTTTCCAGCGCCTTAATTCACCATCTTTAAACTTAAATTCTTGGTAGTAGCAATCGGGTGTACATACCATTATAATACCTTGCCTTATTTTAGACTTATATACATAGTCATGAGCCATGGCATATGCTGCAATTTGCAGATAATAATCTTGAATCCATTCTTCTCTCTTGGGGCGGTTGGCTTGCTTGAAATCGACGATAGTGTCCACGCCATTGTGTTCACATACTAAATCGGTTGCTCCTGCATAGAGCCCTGGATAATGCAACATGACTTCTGAACCGTAATAATAACTAATGGGTGTGAAGCCTACTTCAATAATCTTTTCAGCCATCGGCTTAGCTTGTTGACCGATCTCCGTAAGGTCTTCGTAACCTTCTCCTGTGATGTGTTTCTCCAAGAACTTGTGCATGCTAGTCCCGCGCTTGCTACTATGATTCTTGATTCGTTCTGCTTCTTCATGTCCAACTTTATTTTTCCACTTGGTCAAATACTCCTGATCCTTGGTTTTTGCAAGTATTGTTGTGACGCTGGGTAATTTAAATCCGGCAATGTTATAGATCCGTGATCCATGGTCCGTGTTCCGTGTACCTTGGTGATATTTATATTTAAAATTTTTAGTGAGACTCATTTCCAGCCTCCAAAGATCGCATCATAAATCCACATAAAGAATATAACCACGGACCATAGAACAACAAAGACCAGGAGTCCTGCAATCAGAACCACGCCTTTAATAATCTCTAGAATCCGCGACGTACCATCCCATATAGGATTTTTTAATTTTTTTTCTTCCATTCTTTATATCCTTTGATCCAGGCGTGGTGGTCTCGGTACTTCCAGCGCTTGTCCCAGGCCCAGTTATTAATACGACCCGACCATCGTTCAATAAAAGCTAAGATGATGTCTTTCAATGGAGTCTCTCTTTCTCCATCTTATAAGGTAGGACCGCAGCGTCTCGAACCACATCCATGATTGTTTCATACTCCTGATCATTTAAAGCTGTCTTATACAATCGTTGAGCGATTGCCATCATGCTACCGGCTACCAACTCCACAGGCTTTTGGTGATCATTCAAGAGATGCATCGCATGCTCTAATAAGTCCTCGTAGACTTTGTGTGGTTTGTCTTCCATTTTACTTCTCTCCAAATTTTGAGTGCTCATAAAGTTCTTTAACGTTCGTGTAGATATGGGTCTTTATATCTTTCTCAGTTCTCATTATCGTAAGTACATCTATACCACTATAGACTCGTGCGTATGCATTCTGAGATGCAGCGATACTAACTCCGGAAGCTAAAAGTGCAAACTCAGCACAGCCGCTTGCGAAGGTAAGTATCATCAATAAAACCATCAACCTTAGATTGAGTCCCTTTAACTTCTCCTTCGGACTCACACACCCAACATTGATGAATATTTGTTTTCCCTTTTTTATCAGTGACTTGTTCATAGCCATTTCCTTTACAGTTTGGACAGATGCCTTTATATCCCATTATAAATCCTCGGTCTACCCCCCTTGGCACCCATGCCTTGGTAGTAAATATTCTTTTTTTTCATTTCTTTCCCTGCTTTAGCAGCGTAATAAGCATTCCCGGTTAAGTGTTTCTTTTTAGGTCGGCCCCTATTTTTATATGTGCCTCGTGGAGAGTGAGGTTTATAATTTAATCGAGAGCCTCGATAGTGGCTGTGAAAAACTTTCCCCCCTCTTGGTAAACCTTGATTATCTTTAACGTAATAACGCTGTCCAGTCTTAATTCGTTCCATATGCTCTTCGCGTTCTACAAGACTTTTAATTATTTTACGATAAACATAGTCAGGATCTCTTCCCGCCATTTTACATACTTCTTTAAAATCGGCTCGGTTGGCTTTAAACCATGAGATAGCTTGTCTTGATTCAAACCAGTCTGAACTATAGATAGCATCGTGTGCTGCTTTACTTAAGACACTCGTCCACAGATCTTGTTCTGGAGTCTTGCCTCTTTCCGGATTCATTTCTAAAGCGTGTCCTACGTAACTTTTGAAATTATTTGTTGCTCTTCCCATTTAATTTTTCTTTCTTTTCTTTTGCTAATGCACTTACAGTTTTACTAATTGAAAGTGTTTCGTGTGGTAATAATTGCTTTGATAACTTTACTAATATATTATACGTATCATGTGTAAGAGATACGTTTCGGTATTTACTAATGTCTGTCATGTCGTTATGTGTTCCTTTCCATTTTTTTTAACTTAGAATATAGGATATTCCTTAAAAGCTGTCAAGATGAAAATTATAATTTTAAGTATTATTATTTGCTCTGCTTTATATGATCAATGTAAGCAGCCTTATGATAAGAACATACCCTTTAATACCTGGGCTGACTGTATGAGAGAAGGTACTCATGATACCTTAACGTTATATAACGTTATGGGGGACGACTATATTAATACAAATAAGATATACATCAAGTTTATGTGTAGAGAAAAGATGGTGGAACCAGAGGAGAAGACTTAATTGACATTATGGCAGAACTGTGGTAAGCCACAATCTTCTCACCTTTAAACCCTATCCTTACTCCCTTTTAGGATAGGTCTATTCGCAGTAAAAACCGTAGACAAGTTTACCTTGTTCCGTGTATAATCCTTGATCCTTGGGCCGTGGTTCCTGATGCGTGGTGTGCATATCTAACCACATGGACCCTTGCTCTACACACGTGAGTTTATTTTCTATGGGAAATTCGAGAAAGCCCACACTCAATATAATAATTAAACTTTTCATATAACCCCTATAGTTTCCGTGCACGTACTCCTATAGGAGCAAAGGCTCGATTGCTCCACTGGTGGTAGCCAGCTTCATAGCTAACCTCAGGGACATTTAGCGCGAAGCATTTATGTATGAGGCTCTGCCTTTTCATAATGTACCATAGGTTAATGTAGGATAGATGTCAACCCTGACCAACAGATTTTTTTCTGCGGGGAATGCGCTTAGAGTGGTGCTTAGCGTGCTTTCCAGGGCGCTTTTTTTGAGTTCTTTTGTGGTAATTAGAAACACCAAATATGGGTCTATTGGCCATTTTGAGTGGTCTTTAAGGTAGGGAGATGTCCCCCTGAAGTAGACATAGGGATATAACTAATGACTCCATTAACTTTTTGCTCTAATGAATTACCACAGGACGTGCATTTATAAAGTGTTTCATAGAGTGAAATAAGAACAGTCGGTTGATCACAGGTAGGACACACTCCATTAACGATTTCAGCGCTAATGTTCAATCCACCCCCGAATGGTCCTCTTCCAAAGTTTTTCATCTCGTTTCCTATTATACTTAGTCTTATCTTTAAATCTTTTTGGTGTAAAGAACTTTAAAACTCTAGCGATAGGATTTCTAGTCGAGGACAATTTTCGTGATGTATCGTGTGCCATCATTATTTGTTTTCAGTTCAGCTTTAGTTCTAATACATTTATATTGGACAGTATCTGAATGCGTTCTCTCCGCTTCACGTTTTCCACGGAGGCAAACACTCATTGAGGGTTGAATTCTATGTTCCTTAATCTCAAAATTTACAAACATTAAAAGGGCGACCACAACTTCCATTAGTGTTGTGCTCCATTTCCGTTAGTGAATTTCATTTCTCTACTAGCATCTTTTAATTTCTCAATGTCATGTAGTATTTTTTCTACGTCTTTTTGTAGTCTATCAATGTTTACGGTATTATGCATTCCTGACTGTTGAGCTAGCTGTAATTTTTCAACCTGCTTATAAAGTTCTTCAATTAACATAAATTGTTCCGAATCGGCCGGAAGACTCCCTAAAAGACCCCGAGGCCATTTTATTCTGAACTCAGAATTCATTACTAAATCTCTCTCCATGATTTCTATTTTAGTTGAGTGTTGGTTGAGCTTCTCCTGGATTTGAAAAAATCCGAAGGTGCCGAGTGCGACCATTATAATCAAAGAGATTACGGTCTTCATCGGCATCTGTACCGATTGTTCAGGTCCGATTTTCATCTTAGCTACAATTGTTTTTGTCTAAATCAATTGGCTTGTCACCATTAAAAAACCATACATAAGACGAAAGTTTCGTTCCATCTTGTGTATAGGTACATTTTTTGCCTACCGAGCAGGCGCTTAATGCAAATAATAATGCAAGCACTAAACATAATTTATTCATTGTGCTCCTTTGGTTCTGGTCCAACGCTAACCAAATGTTCATACGTTAGTTGTTCTGCGTTTTCTTGTTCGTCTTTTATTTGACAACATGTACCTGATTTTTCTTTTTCTTTGGTATGCATATTGCAAGTTTTTGTTTCGTCTATTGACATGATAAACACTCATCGTCGTTTACTTTAATTCCTTGCGGATTACAATTACATTTTTCACATGGACAAACGCCATTAGCATCTGAATGTCCACTAACATTACAATGACAATTACATAAACAATCTTTACACTTACTCATTTTTCTTTTCCTCAATACTATAGAAGTACTTATCAGTATCTTCTGTTTTCCATTTACTACTATCTTCTACATTCCAGTCCGAAGTTTGTACCTTCCAATCAAAAGGGATTTCATCCTTCACCGTGAAAGATGGAATGCTCCAGATTATTCTATTGTTAGGTTGTGCTGCATAATTCCCATCATCCAAGGCTATTATGTGCGCGCACTTATGTTCGTGCGGAATTTCGGAATGATCTGTATCGACTATATTACTCTCTGGATGTGCCCAGTCAACCGTAAAAAGGTACGCACCCGCGCGCCATTTTTTATCTTTACCTATGAATTTACCGGACTGACCGTCCAAGACATCAAAAGAAGTAATGCTAGGATAGTAACTAAAGCAATTCCATAGCTCCAACTCATCAAGTCGCAGCCGAGGAACCTCACCTGCTTTAAATCCTCTTTGTATGAATGCAGAGATCGGCAAACGGTAGAATACAGCTCCATTTTCCATAATTGCGTGAAAGAGTACAGGACGCCCCGTAATCGATGCAATCCCAAAAAGTAAGCAGTCTTCCACTTCTCCGTGGTGTTCTTTAAGATCATAGAGATATTCTCTCCGGATCTGACAATAGATTGCCGGTATGTTTGCATTCAAATAAGCCATCTAACATAAAACTCCTACGTTGCTAAAAAATAAATGGCAACAATTACTACCACAACAGCGGCAGATATTTTGGGATTAGCTTTTGCTAATGTCCAAAGTTGTTTCACTTTTTCCATAGTTCCTCCTATTTAATATTCCCCCAGTTATCACCGGACGCGTAGTCTACCTTATTTGGTATCTTAAGTCTAATCGCTTTTTCCATGATCTTTTTAACTTTGGAAGCTGTTTCTTGATTGGGAATAGACACACATAATTCATCATGAATTTGGATATGTGGTAATATACCCACCTTATAAAGGTCTACCATAGCTTGTTTTGTCATGTCAGCGGCACTACCTTGAACTAATCTATTTAACGCGCGATATGTAAAAGCTAAACGATAGTGTCCATTGAAATTATTATAGGTAGTATCTTCCGGATAATTTTCTTTGTATCTTAATTTAGCTTCTTCTCTAGTTAAAACAGGAACAGGTTGATATTTATATGAAGTAATAGTTTGCCATTCTTCTTTTTCTTCATTGTATTTTTTCTCTTTTGTTTTTATCTCGATTTCGAATCTTCCTAATTCTGCATTCCATTGTTTATCGTAAGGTTCCCATCTATCAAATCTACAAAACCTATCTCCTAATGTATAAATTAATCCATGATCTTCAGCAAAATTAATTAGTCCATTTGATAATTCTTTAATAAAAGGGACTTTAGAATGGTATCCATAAAACAATTCTCGCGCTTCTTGAGGAGAGAGGTCGAGTTCTTTTTGTAACTTCATCTTTCCCATACCATAAAATAACCCGAGATTAATTGTTTTAGCTTGGCTTCTAGGAATTTTAGCCATCTCAGCGACGATACCATGAAAATCAGTTTTAGGATCTTTCCTGTAAGCTTCTGCTAACTGATCAGTTCCAGGGAGTTCCCACCTTAATGCGTAATGCACCACAATTCTTGGCTCTTGTTGAGAGTAATCGAAAGAACCCCACTTACACCCTTCTTCAGGAATAAATATTTCTCTAATTCTTTTTCCGATCTCCCCTTTCGCAGGAACTTGTTGGAGGTTGGGATTACTCATGGAAAATCTTCCAGTCACAGTTCCACCTTGATCTGATCTAATTTGATTTATATCAGCATGGATTCTACCTTTATGTACAAAACTTAAAAGTCCCTCTACAAAAGCATTCTTTGCTTTATCACATTCTCTGGCACGTGCAATATTACGTAGGTGTATATTTTTATGTGTTTTTAAATATTGTTTGGGAAGTTGGGGCATCTTTGATTTAGGTGTTACTTTATAATCTTTAATTTTTTGTTGATCTAAAAGTTTTTTAATAGAGGCGGAGGCCCAGATTTCTACTTTAATTCCAGTCCCTGCATAGATGTCTTTTATGATTTGATCTCGTTCTGTTTCTAGTTCGTTGCCAAATTGTTTTGCTTTTTCAACGTCTACGCGAACTCCTTTAAATTTCATATCCACAAGGCATGGAAATAATTCGGTTTCTAATTGAAATATTTTTTGTAAAGTCTTCTTCTCCCCCTCAGGATTTACAAAGAGGATCTCTTCTAATTTGGGCTTAAACACCTTCCATAATTTTAGAGTTAATCTAACGTCTTGTTCCGCATAGTCTTTAACTAAACTATAGGGAAGTTTGTGCATATTATTCATAGGGTCCTTGATCCCACATTCTTTTAAAGATCTGTCTTTAAGATCATATTTGTATTTGGATTCACTTAGATAATCTTTACTTATTGAATCTAAAGTATATCTCATTCTATTTTCATCGATGACGGATGCTGCAATCATGGTGTCTAATAGTTCCCCTTTTGGCATTAAGCCAGTTTCAGCTCGAATCCAACAAACGTCATACATTGCGTTATGAAATACTTTTTTAATGTTGGGGTTTTGAAATAACACCTTATTTAATTTTTCCCAGGTTTCTTTGGGGGCTAATTTATCAGAATTTTTATGACGAATGGGAAAATAAAATGTTTGTTTTCCGGTGCAGACTCCAATACCACAGACTTTTCCTATGCCTCTTACAGCTCCTGACCCTTTCGTTTTTAATTCGGGATCCCACGTTTCTAAGTCTACTGCAACTATGTCAATACCAGTTAGATCTAACTCCTCTACTCGAGGTGCCGTACACATTACTTAGTGTCCTTTGGTGGTGTAAGAGTAAAACCTTTAGGTAAAGGTCTGATGTTTGGTGTGTCGGGATAATCTCTTTCAATAATCATATCTATATAGTGTTTGGCTTTCTTTAGATCTTCCTTCTTTCCTTTATACTTATGTCTGCAGATATATTTTATAGCATTCCCTTCGGCAAAGGGCAAATTATTTTTATTAGCAAATTCACTTGGCTGAATTTTAAAATTTAAATAATGAGATCCTCCTATTTGTTTATCGTATGTTCCCATAGTTTCCTAACTCCTTTCCTGTTTCGGATCGCAATACCCATGCATCATAGATTCCTCTACTAAACATGACATACTTTAATCTTTTTTGTACAAATAAAGGTTCAGGTTTACGTCTAAAAATACTTAAATCCCCTACCACATTATCAAAAGTGGTTCCTTTAACTTTATGAATACTTCCATATCTGACTCTAATAGTTCCATTAAAATCAAACCCGTTCTTTATAATCTTTCTAATGTAGATCATTCTTCGCTCATGTTGTTGGGCATCACAACTTTTGGCACGTTTTCTCAATAAATCAAAATGCTTAATTAATTTTGCTTGAGGTTTTAAAAGTTTTGCTTCAATCAATGCATCTATGACATAATCTTTATTAATCCAATCTTCAAATTTAAAGAGTCCTTTCCCATGCACAATAGCTTTGCTACCTAAATAACACCAAAAATCTTTTAATTGTTTTTTACTTTTGGGAGCCCCCTCCGTAAAGCTTGGCCATTCATCATGTGCCTTTAATTCTTTAAGAGAAACGTGAGCGGAATTGTTCATATGCGCGTACTCTATTCCGTGCGCTTCAAAGAAGTGTTTAAATCGTTGATCGCTTGGTTTTCCTCGGTAAGAAAATAAAAAAGTTTGTTTTGTGTTTCGTATTTTATCTATCAATAATTTTAAATTGTGAGAAGGTCTAAGATCATTCAATACATAAATATTTCCTTTGATTCCTTTGGCAGGAGACCAGTCTCTTTGATACCCATAGTAATTCCAAACAGGGGCAATAATATTTTTACAAAATTTATTAATGGCTTCTCCACATCTTTTCCCCTCTTTTAATTTTTTAGTGTCTTCATCTTCCCATGGAGTAGCAGACATTTCATGAAAATATTTTGCATCTGATCCGGCCCATTCAAAAATAGTTTGATCAGGGTCTCCTACTAAATAGAAGTGGCCATCTTTAACATTCTTTGCCATTTTAAAAACTGCTTCAAGCTGAGAACGGTTAGTATCTTGGGCTTCATCTACAATTAACGCTTGAATATCTGACTCAGTTTTGAGCTCATTATACCCAAGAATCATATCTGCAAAATCGTATAAGTTATTGTTTTTCTT